CTGTTATTTCATTATCTATGATGCTAAAACTACAGAGATTATGGCCAGGAAGAATGTGTCTTTGGCCAAGCATGACATACCTAGCCAGGAGCAGGAAACAGCTAAAGAAACAATGAACAAGATTTCCACAGGCAGCAAGGTTTTCCACAGCTCTCCACAGGATAAGGAAACACCCAGGTTGCGTAAGACTAAAGGTTTGGCAACCTCTGATGTTGCCGACAGGGAAACCTCTGATGTTGCACGTAACGTATCATATAACGTTAATAATAATATAAGGGATAATAAGCTAAATAGATTACTAATGATGTATATGAAAAATTGCATAATGGAAGTCTATGGTAAGGACTTTCAATACAATCAAAAGCAGGAAGATGAGGCAGCCAAGATCATAGACCAGGGCCTGGAAGTGAATAAGGATACCTATGAGAAAATGAAGGCAGCTCTGCTTTGGTTTAGGAAGAAAGAACCAATGAAGGATGCACCTGGGCATATAAACTTCTTTAAAAGCTTTTTACTGGGCCAAAATACAGCTCCAATGGATGTGAAAACTATGGTAAAGAAGATGATTAATAGGAAAAAACTTTAATGCGTACAAAATCTAAACGTTGATTTAATTTTAGAACATGACAATTACTAGAAAAAATAAAAACAAGGGTGGTGGGAAAGTTACTAGGGCTGCAAAAAAAGCGATATACTCTCCCCCTGGCCACAATAGTACGTATGGGGGTTTCTCCAAAAATTTTCCTTATTCCTTAAAAGAAAAAAAAATGGTTCTAATTTTGTGGAATGATGCTGTATCAATAGCTGAAAGTGGATGGAAAAAGATTTCAGATGTAAAAACAATGCAAGCTGCTAAAAGTTTTCAATTAGGTTGGATCGTAGATGAAACACCAGATAAGATTACACTGTGTGCTGCGATAGCTCCAGGCGAAACTCCAGATGAGGAGGATGATGTGGATGGCGATTTAACTGTTGAGAAAACATGGATCAAAGAGATCTATGAACTTAAACCTAGGAGGATAAATGCAAAAGACTTTTTTAAAGTTAAGAGCATACAAAAACGATAAAGGCAAAGGCCCAAAATATTCGTGGAAGAAGTTTAAGCTAGAACAAGCGATAACTTTAGAACCAGGCGAGTATGATATTGATATATGGGAAAACTGGAGAGATAAAAAGGTTGATGATAGAGGCAACACCAAGGAACAAGAATACCTTACTGTTGAGATCAAAGAACCTTGGAAAAAACCAGATAGTCAAGCTACAGGCAATCCTGCAGATGACATGGATGATAATATACCCTTTTAATGGCCATAGAGAAGCTTACAAGGGTAAAGTTTGTTAAATGGGGTACGAAGGCCCAGGAAAGTGAAAACACCACTCCAGAGCCTTTAAAAACGATTTTCTTCTATGTTGAAAACGAGGAGGATATTGAAACCCTATTTAACACTAATTTAGATAACGTACATTTGGAGAAAGATGGCGAAGTTAAAAAGCGATAAAACCCATCCTGTTGTAAAATATGGTGGAGTAAGGATGCTGCAAAAAAGAATAAAACGCAGCGAAGTCATAGACCATAACAAGGATGCAGTGGCCCAGGAACTGGTGGATTTATCCTTATCCGATATTACCGATATTATTGATTGGGAAGAAGGTAAAATCAGATTAAAGGAAATCAAAGATATTCCTAAAAAAGCTTTAAGATCCATTAAAAAGATTAGAGTTTATGGAAAAGATAATTCTAATTTTGAAGTGGAGATGCACGATAAAATCCGAACCCTACAAACTGTAGCCAAAGCAGCAGGATTATTAGAACAAGAAAAATCAGATGATGATAAACCTGCAGTTATTGGTATAAAGATTGAAGGGCCAGATAGAGTTGAAATTAAGGAGATGAAATATGTCAAGAAGGAGAATGACCAAGGAGGAAGTGGACAGGATCACAGTATTGATGTTGAAGACAACGACCAACGACAAGAGATTGGCAACGAGGATCGGCCTGCAGAAGAATGAGTTAAGGCATTTGTTTAATGGTCAAAGACTTGAGGATGATACCAGGATCAAAGCTCTGTTTAATTTTTTAGAAGGAGAAGTACATAGACAGAACTTGGATAATATGCGAAAGAATGGATTATGAAGTTTTTTTTGGTTTTGTATTTATGCAGCATGATTACAGGCCAATGCACTGACCATCATATTCCTGGATATAGTTTTGAAAGTCATTATGATTGTGCAATAGCAGGATATGCTTTTTCACAAGAAAGCTTAAAAGCTTTATCACAAGATAAATATTATTTTGGATTAGATAAAATTAACGAACAAAGATTAGCAATAAAATTTGAATGTAGGGAATTTAAAGGTGCGTAAAAAAAATAAACAATGGTTGCTTTGGAATATCTATCACACCATACTTGCTGTACTACTTGCAGGAATATTAGTTGTTGAGTTAATAGAGCTTATATGGATGATCTAAAATTTAATTTTAAAAAATCTCCAACTGTTTATGAATTCCTCCAGGACAACAGTTTTGTCCGAGGATTAGTTGGGCCAGTTGGATCTGGTAAATCTTATGCTTGTGCTGCAGAAGTTTTTATGCGTGCAGTAAAACAAAAACCATCTCCAAAAGATGGAATTAAATATTCAAGATTTGTAATTGTTAGAAACTCATATCCAGAGCTGCGAACTACAACAATTAAAACTTGGCAAGAGATTTTTCCAGAAAATATTTGGGGAGGCATGAGATGGTCGCCTCCTATTTCTCATCATATAAAATTACCTGCAAGAGAAGGAGCTGCAGGAATTGATTGTGAAGTTATATTCCTAGCACTAGATCAGCCTAAAGATGTTAGAAAACTTTTATCACTAGAACTTACAGGAGCTTGGGTAAATGAAGCTAGAGAATTACCTAAACAAGTTATTGATGGATTAACACACCGAGTTGGAAGGTATCCTTCTAAAGCAGATGGTGGCCCATCCTGGAGAGGAGTATGGATGGATACTAACCCAATGGAAGACGATCATTGGTGGTATGATATTTCTAAAAAAGGAAATTTACCAAAAGGAAAATTTGCCTGGAATTTTTATGAGCAGCCAGGTGGAGTAAGAGAAGTTGTCCAGGATGAATTACCAGAGATGCCTGAAGCTAATGGTTTTATTTTTTCTGCAGGGAGTTGGTGGAAAGAAAATGAAAAAGCAGAGAACATAAATAATTTACCAGATGGATACTATACACAGATCCTTGCAGGAAAATCTAAAGATTGGATTAGATGTTATGCTGAAGGTAAATATACTTTTGTCCAAGATGGCAAACCTGTATGGAGTGAATATGATGATGGTTCTATGTGTGTTGAAAGATTAGAACCAGAGCCTGGTGTACCGATTGTAATTGGATTAGACTTTGGTTTAACTCCTGCTGCTGTCTTTGCTCAAAGACTTGGTAATGGTAGATGGCACGTGCTGCATGAATTAGTAACGTTTGATATGGGCCTAGAAAGATTTGGTCAAATATTAAAATCAGAAATAGAAATAAAATTTCCAAAATATGATTTATCAATATGGGGAGATCCTGCAGGTAGCTCAAGAGATCAGATCTATGAAGTTACTGCGTTTGAACATTTAAAAAGTTTAGGGATCATGGCAAAACCAACTGCAACAAATGATTTTAAAACTAGACGTGAAGCTGTTGCAGCTCCTATGACAAGATTGATCCAGGGCAAACCAGGATTTTTAATTGACAGCAGATGCAGCAGAACAAGAAAATCTTTAGCAGGTGGTTATCACTATAAGCGAGTACAAATATCTGGCCAGGAAAGATTTAAAGATCAACCAAATAAAAACCAACACTCCCACGTTGGAGATGCTTTGGGTTATTGTTTATTAGGTGGTGGAGAATTTAAAAGATTGACAAGACCAAATCAAACAGGATTTGTTAGAGCTGCACTTGCTAAACTTGATTTTGATTTATGGTAGATTTGCAAATTGAACGAATTGAAAAGCTTATGGGCCTGGATGGTGTCAATAAAAAAATTACACCTTTCCACCCCAAACATTTATGGTTGATTAATTTAAGAGATCATGAGAAAAAGTATTTTGATTATATTCCAAACTATGAAAGTTACCTGGCTAAAAATACAATTCATAATGCTTCTTACACTGGTTTCTATTTTGGCAAGCCAGTTGTTTCCTTTGGCCTACTAAATATGTTTCCAGGTGTTGCAGAAGCCTGGCTAATCCCTAGCAAAGAACTAAATAATATCAAAGTTGCCTTACCTTTCCACAGGGCCACTAAAGCTTTTTTTGATAATGCGTTTAATTTATTCAATTTAAGAAGGATTGAGTGTACAGTTGATGTTACCAATAAAGATGCTTTGAAATGGATTGAAACTATGTTATTTACGAAAGATGGCATAAAACAAAAATTTGGCCCAGATGGTCATGATTATGCCATGTATAGTAGATTAAAACAATAGGAGAACAAATATGGGTGGAATAGTATCCAAACCGAAAGCACCACCACCACCAGTACAAGTGGAGGCTGACGTATCGGCAAGAGAAAAAGCTGCTGAAAAAGCAGAGGCAAAACAAAAGCAAGAACTTTCAAGACGAGTAAGAGCTAGAGCTACTGGAGGAAGAAGACAACTTATTTCTCAAGCTAGACAAGACGCAGAGCTTGGAGTGCCTTTTGGAGGATCTGGAACTTTAGGCTACACTAGAAATGTCTAAAGCAAAACAAAAATACAAACGTAATCCTAAAAATAGGAAAACGTTAAAGGAGCAACGAGATGCCAAAAGTAACAAGTAAAGATGGCAAAGTAAGACACTTTGCTTATTCTAAAAAAGGAACTGCACAAGCTAAAGCTTTTGCTAAAGCTTCTGGTGGAAAAATGGAAATGGATATGAAATCTGCTATGAAGCGAAAGGTTGGTAAAAAAAAATATGGCTAAAAAAGGATTATACTACAATATAAATCAACGTAAAAAAAAAGGGATCTCAAGATCAAAATCTAAATCAACAATTTCAAAAGATGCTTACAAAAGAATGAAGGAAGGATTTAAAAAGAAATCATGATTATATTTGGACACACACCTAGAGAGTGGAAAAGAAGATCTAAAGAACATAAACTTTGTTTAGCAGCTCTTGTTGTTTCATTTATTTTAGGAGCAATAATTTTTTAATGGGTTACTCTAAAGAACATCAAAATCCAGAAGGTGGACTAAATGAAAAAGGTAGAAAGTTTTTTAATAGAACTGAAGGAAGTAATTTAAAAAGACCACAGAAGACAGGAACAGATGGAAGGCGAGTAAGTTTTGCTGCTAGGTTTGCAGGAATGAAAGGCTCAATGAAAGATGAAAATGGAAAGCCCACAAGACTTGCTTTAGCTTTAAAAGCATGGGGATTTGGAAGTAAAGAAGCTGCTGCTAAATTTGCAGCAAATAATAAAAAGGCATAGATATGTTAGACGCAAAAAAAATATTAGAAAGAATTAAAAAAGCAGAAGGTAAAAAAGAATTATGGAGAGATATTTATCAAGAGTGTTATGAATATGCCTTACCTCAAAGAAATCTTTATGATGGATATTTTGATGGTGGTACTCCTGGACAAAGAAAAATGTCAAAAGTTTTTGACAGTACAGCTATTCATTCAGCTCAAAGATTTGCAAACAGAATTCAATCAGCTTTATTTCCACCATACAGAAAATGGGTAAGACTTCAGCCAGGCAACGAAGTACCAGAAGAAAGAAAATCAGAGATCCAGGTTGAGTTAGACAAGATGAATGACAAAATGTTTTCTGTATTAAGACAAACAAATTTTGATTTAGCGATTGGAGAATTTCTTTTAGATCTTTGCGTTGGTACAGCTTGTATGTTGGTATTACCTGGAGATGAAATTGAACCAATTAAATTTATTTCTGTACCACAATACTTAATTGCTTTTGAAGAAGGAGCTAATGGATCTATTGAAAATGTTTATAGAAGGTTAAGATTAAAAAATGATATTATTAAAAAACAATATCCAGATGCAAAAATTCCACCAGAATTTCAAAAAATTATTGATGAAAAACCAGATGAATATACAGAGCTTTATGAAAGTACAATGTATGATGATAATGATGGTTTTTATCACTATTGTGTAATCTGGAAAAAAGGGCCAGAAAAAATTGTACATAGAACTTTTGAAACTATGCCATGGATCATAAGTAGATACATGAAAGTTGCAGGAGAGATCTATGGTAGAGGCCCACTAATTACAGCTCTGCCAGATATTAAAACATTAAACAAAACAGTTGAGCTGCTACTTAAAAATGCAAGTTTAAATATTGCAGGAGTTTATACAGCTTCAGATGATGGAGTATTAAATCCACAAACTGTAAGAATAGCTCCTGGTGCTATCATTCCTGTTGCAAGAAATGATGGCCCTACAGGCCCAAGTTTAAAACCCTTACAAAGATCTGGAGATATTAATTTATCACAGTTAGTTATAAACGATTTACGAATGAACGTAAAAAAAATCATGTTAGATGAGAGCTTGCCTCCAGATAATATGAGTGCGAGATCAGCTACCGAAATTGTAGAAAGAATGAAGGAACTCTCACAAAACCTTGGATCTGCATTTGGTAGATTGATTTCAGAGGCTGTACTCCCTTTAGTTAGAAGAACCTTGGCTGTTATGAATGATCGTGAGATCATATCTTTGCCTCTGAAAGTTAATGGATTAGAAATCAAATTGCAGCCGACTTCTCCACTAGCTCTCGCACAATCAAACGAAGAAGTACAAACTGCTATGGGTTGGATGCAAATAATTCAACAGCTAGGGCCTATGGGCCAAATGGCTGTTAGAATAGATAGGGTTGCAGATTTTGTTGCAGATAAACTTGGAATTCCTGCAGAGTTAAGAACCACTCCAGAGGAAAGACAAGAGATGATAGAACAAGCTCAACAACAAGCACAACAAATGCAACAACAACCACAACAAGAGCCACAAACACAAGAAGAAGAAGTGAACGTAGAAGCACAGTTAGGATAATATGGATAATTATGATGATTTAGGTTGGGAAGGTTTAGATTTCCAAAATAAAATGGAAGCTGTTGATGAACAAAAAAAAAAAGACAGCTTATATGCAAAAGTTTTTAATACACCAGAAGGTAAAATTATTCTGGATGATTTAAAATCAAGAACTGTAGATAGTCCATCTTGGTATCCAGGAGCAGATGAACATTATGGATATGTTAGAGAAGGACAAAACGCAGTTGTAAGAGAAATCTTACAAAGAATAGAACGTGCTAAACGAAATTAAATAGGAGGAAACAATGGCTGAAGAAGCACAAGCACAAGCACAAACACAAGAAGAAACAAAACCAAATAGTTTGATTGAAGAAGCAAGACAATCAATACCAGAAGAAGAAAAATCTGTAGAGGATAGTGATCCTATTTCTCATTTAGCTTCTGATAAACCAGAAGAAGATAAGCTTGGAGAAGAACAAGCTGCAGATGATAAAGATGAATACGAAAGACCAGAGTATTTTCCACAAAAATTCTGGGATGAAAAAGAAGGCCCAGATATTGAGGCTTTAGTAAAATCTTACAATGAACTTCAAAAAAAGTTTAGCCAGGGTGGCCACAAAGCTCCAAAAGATTATGATACTAATTTTTTACAAGAGCAACAGATAGATGCTAAAGAAGATCCTTTAGTAAAAGAATATACTGATTGGGCCAAAAAATATGGAATAACTCAAGAAGCCTATGAAGATCTTGCTAAAACTTTTATTGACAACAATATGGCAGTAGCAGAAAGAACACAGGCAGATCTTGTTGAACAAAAGAAAATGCTAGGTAACAAAGCAGATGAAAGAATAAGCTCTGTTATGAAATTTGGAGATGTTCTTAAAGACAGAGGAGTATTATCAGATCAAGAGCTAGTTGAATTTGATAATATGGCAGGAACTGCATTGGGTGTTAAAGTTATTGAAAAAATTAGATCATACTATGGCGAACAACCTATACCAACTGTTGAACCAACAGAAGAATTAGGTATGTCAAAAGATGAAATTAGGGCCATGGTAGCAGATCCTAAATATGGTAAAGATCCTGCATTTACTATGAAAGTTGAAAAACTTTTTGAAAAAGCTTTCCCTGGCGAATATAAACCAGGATAATACGATTTCATTATAGCTCTCAATGAAACACTAGGGTTGCACAAAACACTTGTTGCAGCCCTAGAATTTTGATATATCCAAATCAAGAAGATAACCGAATTTTTTTTGGCCTTCAGTTTTTTAGCTGTAGCCTTTTTCCAAAGACAACTACGCAACGTGTAAATAAATAAACTAACTATGTTTAAAAAAGGAGAAAAACATGGCAATAAATATAAGTAATGCGTTTGTTACTTTGTTTGATGCAGAAGTTAAACAGGCTTACCAGGGTTCTGCCCAGTTAAGAGAAACTGTTAGACTTCGTTCTGGCCAAAGCTCCAACACTGTAAAATTTCCAAAAATTGGAAAAGGTGTAGCAACAGCTAGAATACCTCAAACAGATGTAACTCCATTAAACGTAACATATTCGCAAGTAACTGCGACTATGTCGGATTATAACGCTGCAGAATACAGCGATATATTCCACCAAGCAAAAGTTAATTTTGATGAAAGAAGGGAATTAGTAGAGGTTGTGTCTAAAGCTATCGCTAGAAGACAAGATCAACTTGTTATTGATGCTCTTAACAATTCATCAACTTCATTAACTGTTGCTAAAACAGTGGTAACATCTGGATCTGCTGCTGCTTCTAACTTGAACGTTGGTAAAATGATTGAAGCTAAAAAGCTTCTTGATGCAGGTAACGTTCCTTCAGAAGACAGATACATGGTAATCCATGCAAATAACGTTGCAGGATTATTAGGAGATGAAAGAGCTATCTCTAACGACTTTGCAGTTAAGGCCCTATTAAATGGGGAAGTTTCTGCTATGCTAGGATTTAGAATAATCGTAGTAGGAGATAGATCTGAAGGTGGCCTACCATTATCAACTAACGACAGAACTGTTTTTGCTTTCCACAAATCAGCTATGGGTATGGCTGAAGGTATGGGGATCAAAACAGAAATCAACTATGTACCAGAGAAAACTTCTTTCTTGGTTAATAGTATGTTTTCAGCAGGTGCTGTTGCGATTGATGATGAAGGTATCGTAAAAATAACTTGTGACGAAAGCTAATAGAGGAGGATAATTATGGCTTATACTAAAGCAAATCTACAGCCGATTGGTGGACAAGCTAAAGCAGGAACAGCTCCTCAAATGTGGAGTTACACTGCACCAGGCACTGATGCGATTGCTGATATTAATACAGAAGGCTACTTCAATGGAGCTGCTGATGTATTAAAAGTTGGCGATTTAATTCATGTTTGGGATGCTTCAGTACCAACATCAACTTTGGTAACTGTGTTATCAAACACAGGATCTGTTGTTGATGTATCTGATGGAACAGCTCTATCAGTAGCTGACGCAGATTAATAACAAATAGTTGAGTTAGGGGAGATTAATTTCTCCCCTACTCTTTTTTTTAATTTAAGGTAAAAGATAGTATGGCAGCAGGAGATACAAAAGTTTCAATAGCAAATAACGCATTAACCTTATTAGGTGCTAATACTATCACTTCATTTACAGATGGATCTAAAGCTTCTGGCATAGCAAACAATATGTTTGACTTTGTTAAGAAACATACACTTTCAATGTATCCTTGGAAGTTTGCACTTAAAAAAGTACAACTGGCCCAAGACACAGCAACTCCAGTAAATGAGTGGGATTATCAATACACACTTCCAACAGATGCAGTTTCTTCTTTACCTGTTGCAGTATTTTTTTCTGGAAATTCTAATGCTCCAAAAGAATTAGATTTTGAAATCTATGGAGATAAATTAGTTACTAATTCAACAACAGTTTATATTGATTATGTTTATGATGTAGCAGAAGGTAATATGCCAACTTATTTTGTTACATTATTAGTTTATCAATTAGCTTGGCATCTTGCTGAACCTATTACAGATCAAACTACAAAAGCTGATTATTGGAAAACTCATGCTTTGGGCAATCCTTCTGACCAGGGCAGAGGTGGATATTTTAGAACTGCAACCCAAATTGATGCTCAAGGACAACCACCAAATGTTATTGAGGATTATGTTTTAACGAATATAAGATAATGGCAGATAATGAAAATATTGTACGAATACAAACAAACTTCACAGCAGGGGAGTTTGATCCTTTATTAAGGGCCAGAGTTGATTTAGATCAATACAGAGCTGCTGCTAAAACCTTAACTAATGTAATTTGCTTACCTCAAGGAGCTGTAGAAAGAAGACCAGGATTACAATACATAGACACAATTCCTGCTGCAGCTAGTCCACAAAATGGAACAAGATTAGTTTCTTTTGAATTTTCTACTGAACAACAATATGTATTTTTATTTGTATCAGATAGACTGTATATTTATAAACTTGGAGAACTTGTAACTAATATTAATGGATCTGGTAATGACTATTTAGATCTTTCTTCTACAGGTATTAGCTCAACTAATTTATCAGAATTATATTTTTGTCAATCTGCAGATGTTTTAATTATTATGCAGCAAGATATGAACCCAGTAACAATAACTAGAGGAGCTTCTCACAGCTCCTGGACAGTTACTAATTTGACTTTTGAATATATACCTAAATACGCATACACTGTTACAACTGCTGCAGGATCAACGTTTGCATCCCACACACACTTAACTCCAAGTGCTATTGAAGGTACAATTAGATTAACCAACAAACCAACTAATGGTATTTTTTCTGCTGCAGAAAGTACATACGTAGATCAATATATAAATATAGAACCTTTTGGTAGAGTAAGAATTGTAAAAAAAATATCAGATGATGAACTTGAAGGATTTGTTGAAATACCTTTAGCATCAACAGAAGATATACCAGTTGCAGATTGGGAATTTGAAAGTGGATATGAAGATGTTTGGAGCAGCTCACGTGGATGGCCAAGATCTGCAACCTTTCATGAGGGTAGATTATTTTTTGGTGGATCTAAATCTAGGCCCTCAACAGTATGGGGATCTGTTGTTGCAGATTTTTTTAATTTTGATCCAGGACAACAATTAGCAGATGAAGCTGTTGAAGCTACTCTGGATACAGATGAAGTTAATGCAATTAATTCTATTGTATCAAATAGAGATTTATTAGTATTTACTTCTGGTGGAGAATTCTTTGTACCACAAGGAAGTTTAGATCCTATTGAACCAACTAATATAATTTTTAAAGTTACAACAAGAACAGGATCAAAAGCATTAAAACCAATATCAACAGAAAATGCTACTTATTTTATACAAAGACAAGGTAATCAATTAATAGAATATGTTTTCCAAGACAGTGATGTTAATTACAGATCACAAAATTTTTCATTGTTTTCATCTCACTTGGTAGATAATCCAGTTGATATAAGCCATGTTAATCCTACAAGTACCAGTAGGCCACACACAATAATTTTAATTAATCAAGATGGAACAATAGCTGCATATCCTTTTATAAGGTATCAACAAGTTATATCTCCTTCTTTATGGACAACAGATGGATTATTTAAAAATGCTTGTTCTGATTTTGATGAAATCTATGTTGTAGTAAAAAGAACAATAAATGGATCAGATGTTTATCATTTAGAAAAATTTGATTTTGATTTTACTACAGATGCAGCAACACAATTTTATGACACTACTTTGCCTGCGACAACTACAGTATCTGGATTATCTTATTTAGAAGGAGAAACTGTAGATATTGTTAGAGATGATTTGGCCCTTAACCAACAAACTGTAAGCTCTGGAGAAGTAACTTTAGATATTGTTCCAACAGAATATGTTGAAGTTGGAATACCTTACACTCCAATTATTGAAACTTTACCTATAGAAACAAGATTGCCAAATGGCAACGTGCAAGGATTTTTAAAGAGAATTACAGAAGTAAATCTGATATTAAATAGCACACAAAGCATAAAAGTTGATACTGAAGAAGTATCATTTAGAAATTTGGAGAATTTGAGCTTGGGTAATGGAATTGAATTTTATACTGGAATAAAAACTGTACAGCCATTAAATGGATTTACAGAAGAAAGTACATTAACAATAACACAAACTAAACCTCTATTTTTTACATTGTTAGGAGTAGAGTACAAAGTAAGTATATAGGAGAATAATATGGTACAATACGTAGCAGCAGCAGCTTCAGTAGCTTCAGCAATATCTCAATACAGAGCAGCTCAAGCAACAGAATTACAATATCAAGCAAAAGCAAAACAAGAAATTTTAAAAGGTAGAATAGCTGCTGTCCAGGCGAAAGAAGATGGAATTAAAGCTTTAGAAAATACTATTGAGCAAATGGCTTACAATACTGCGTTTGCAGGCTTTGGAAGTACAGATCCATTCTCTGGAAGTAAATTGGGTGTTGGAACTAAAATGGCATCTAAAGGAATTGAAGAATATAATATTGCACAAACCAATGCAAATATTGCAAAAAAAATGGGAGAGTATCAAGCAGCTATAGATATATCTGCAGGAAAAACTGCAAAGAAACTTGGTTATGCAAATGCTTTTGCAACTCTTGGAACAGGAGTTTATAGTTATGCAAAACTTGGTGGAACAAATCCATTTACAGGAAAAAAATTAATAACAACATAATATGGCAACACGAAAGATTACATATAAACCTTTAGGAGTAAGATTAAGATCCTTACCAGAAGTGCAGCAAACAGGGCTTGCTGAAACTAGACGAGGGTTATTAAATCTTTCACAAAAATTAGATCAAATTTCTGCTATGGGTTTTAAAGAGTATGGCAAAAAACAAGCTATAACAGGAGCTGAACAAGGAGAAACATTTAAAGCATACAAAGTAGAAACAGATGAACTTGGTAATCAAAGTATTAAATTTGCTGATATGCCAGAACAAGGCACAGATCCATATAGCCAGGCTTATTATAAATCTGCACAAACTGCTGCTAAATTACAAATCAAATCTTTATTTGAAAAGAAACTTTATAATGCTTACACTTCTAATAGAACAGATGTTAATGGATTTACCAAAGCATCCCAGGATATTAAAGATGGATTATTAGAAGCATTAAGAGAAAAAAACCCACAGCTCTATAATTACTTTGCTTATGATTTTGAACAATCAACAATTCCTTATGCTAAATCTGTTTATACAAATTGGTCTAGTAGTAAAAATGATATTGAAACTTCTATATTTACAGGAACAATAAATTCTGGTTATGCAAATAATGTTATTAAAGGAGCTGCTAAAGGAGATGATGGCCTGGCGAAAGCAGGATTATTTGTAAATAATTTAGTAGGAGATTTTTTTTCACTAGGGCCAAAAGAAGAATTTACAGCAGGTAAATTATTTTTTGAAAAAGATGCAACAAGATTAGGTATTAGAGATAGTAAAGCTATTAGTAAAGATATTAACCATGCAAGAACAACGTTTCAAAAGATTTATTTAGAAGAAACATTTAAACAATTTAAAGGTAATGCTCCTGCTTTAGTAGAAGCTATTAATAATGTTAGAAATGGTACATTTAAAACTAAAGATTTTTTTAGCCCAGTTTTTTCAAACGAAGGAACTGTTATTGGTGTTGGCGATACAACAGTTGATACTATTTTGGATCAAGACGAAAGAGAAAAATTAGCAAATGATTTATTTACAATATTTAATAACGAAACAGATAGAGTTAATAAATTATATGAAAATGATAAAAAATATTTAGATCTAGGAGCTGCACAACAACAATCTAAAATACTATTAAAAATTATAAATTTACAAGATGTTGATCCAGGTACAGATACTTCTGGATTAGAAAAAGAAATAGAAAGCGATATTGAATTATTTAAAAAAACTTATCCAACAGAAAAAGGTTTAGAATTTGCTGAAACATTAAAAGCTACATACTTTAATAGATTTAATTCAGATGATGATACTCCTGGTGTAGAAAATAGTTATATGGAAGATGCTAGAGTTGGTATGTTGGATAACAATCAATTATTAAAAGACAATAGATTAACAGGAAAAACAAAAGCTAAAATATTAAATTCAGCTAATTCTTATGATATTGGCGATAAACACTGGACAGATCATAATTTATACAAAGATGGATTAAATATTATTAATGGCCTGGAGAGTACCTCTGCTAGTGGATCTGCATTATTTTTTAGTGGAGATAATAAAAACAAAGAAAAATCAGATAAGCTTACATTTTTATACAGAAAAACTTTTGAAGATATTATTGATACAAAAGGCATTGGTATGGGAAGAACAGGGAATAGAGTTAATCCACTAGATGTTGCTGATACAATTAAAAGATTAGATCAAGAAGGTAAATTAGTTATTACAGAAGCAGATTATAAAAGAGCAACAAGTGGTAAAGATCAAGCTACTGGTAATCCAAAATTAGAACAATTCAACAACATTAAAAAACTTAAAAACAACATAGAATTAAAACTAACAAAAGAAACAAATGATACAAAAATAAAAGAATACCAAACACAAATAGAAACTTACAAACAACAAATGAAAGAAATTGAGGACAGTATTCCTGGAGGTATTCAAGATATTGAGAACAAAGCATTTAAAATGGATAAATCTCAAGTGTATTATGTAACTGATAATGGATCTGTAGAAACATTATCATCAAGAGTTATTTATAATTTACTTTATAAAAATACTTATAATATTATTACAGATACTAGAGCTGCAGAATATCAACAAATGTTTGAAGTAACAGGAAGTAACTAATGAATAGAAAAGATAAAATTACAGAAATAGAAAGTACAGAAGGTTTAGCAGATACAGAAAGATTAGTTGCTTTACGTTCTTATGAAAATGAACGTATGCACCCAACCAATGTACGTTTGAGAGAAGATAAAGAAAACGCATTTAAAAATGTTGAAACTGCTTACAATGAAGGAAATTATCAGGCAACAGCTTCTTTGATAGAAAGTAATAGAGATATTTTAGATGATGAATTTGTAAATGAAAAAGTAAAGGAAGATAGCAAGTTAGGAAAAATATTTAAAGAAGGCTATAGGATGGTTGGTACTGCTGTTGAAAGTACACTAAACAACGTATTTGAAGTTACAGATGATATAGTAAGACTTGGAGAAAAATATGGATTACCAAATCTTTATATCCAGGTCAAAGATGGAGAAGTTAATTTTTTAACTGAAAGACCAGAAGATGTTAATGTTAGACCACTAGAATTTGTTGATGATCCAGATAGCATGGTTGCTAATTTAGGAGCAGGATTTTTAGAATTTATGATCCCATTTACTGGTATGTTAAAAGCAACTAAAGCTTATAAAGGTGGTAATGCAGCAACTAATGTATTGAAAGTTTATGGATCTGGAGCTGTAGCAGATTTTATGTTTTCTCCACAATATGGAAACTTTGCAAGTTTATTATCAGAGCTTGGAATACAAAATGAATTTATACAATTTTTAGATAGTAGAGTTGATGAAGAAGCTGACATTATAGAAAAAATGAAAGGCAGAGGTAAAGGTGTTATTGAGGGAGTTTTAATGGGAGCTATGTTTGATACAACAATTAAAGCTGTTAGATATATGAAACAATCTCCAGAGTGGGTTGCTAAAGCTAAAAGTTATTTATCTGCTAATTTTGATGAGGCAGGAGCTGCTACTTCAAACATTCCTTCATCTAGCCCTGCTGCAGAAAGATCTCTATCAGAAGCAGGATTAGAAGTTAAAACTTCTCCTACTGAAACACCATCAAGTGGAGCAAATGATTTACCATCCCAAGAAACTACAGTGCCTGGGCCAGAGAGAACAGAAACAATCTCTCCTTCAAATGATCTAGGGAATAATAGTAATTTATCTGCCATAAGTATTAAGGATAAAATATATCAAGTTGATAACGACATCAACACTTTAGTTTCAAAAGCAAACGAAAACAAGCCTAAATTGAATGAAATGTTAAATAAATATGATGCAGATGTTGTTACAGATATTAAACAATTAGATAGTATTAACACTAAATTAAAGGTTAAAAACAGAGAACCTAAAGGATTACCAGATTATTTAAGAGCATTTATGCTTACTGAAAATGCTAAAATACAAGATATTTCTGCACAAATTGAAAAAGATTTAAAAATTTTGGATAAGGATTATAACAAAAAAACAAGATCTATTCACTACCAAATTGAAGTTACTCCAGGATTTACTTCTGAAGTACAATTAAGACCAAAAGAAATACATCCATTAATTAAAAAGCACCATAAACGTTGGTACTCATTATCTAAAAAATATGATAATAAAAATGTCATACCTTTGAGCTTACAAATTCAGATCTATCAAGCTGAATTTCAATTAGAGGAAAACATATTAAAAATATTAGGACAATAATATGGCACGATTTGGAAAATTTAAAGCAGAAGATATAGCAAAAGAAATAAAAAAATTTCTTACAAAAGATATTCCAGAGCTACAAACTGGTACTGAAAAAACTGTAAAGACACAAGCAAAGGCCCAGGAGATTACAGGAGAAGGTGCAGGTAAAGCTCCTATTGAATTGATTGATGATAAATTTATAAAAAATTTAGAAAAAGCTGTATCTGAAAATAGATTACCACCAGAGTTATTTCCTAAAGACTTTGATAGTTACAAAAATTCACTTTGGTACAAAGTAAAAGATGAAAACGATATTGATGCTTTGATTGAAGTATTAGGAAAAAAATATCAAAAAAATAAGAACAAATATCGTAGAGGAGAAGGTGGAGTATTAAAAGATGCTGTAGTCAAAGATTTGGCAGATGAGCTTAATATGAGCATTGAAACAATACAAAATAGAAAAATAGGAGATATTTACAACGTTGAAGAAATGTTGGGTGCAATAAACCTATTAAAAGATTTTAAAGTACATTTAAAGATAGCATTAAAAAAAGCTGTATCAGAAAATGCAGGAACAAAAGAAAAAGCTTTTGCTATGCAAATGACACAAACTTATACTTCTGTACTTAACCAGGTTATGGGAGCTAGAGCAGAGCTTGGTAGATCTTTTAGAATTTTAAGAGAAATGAAAAAAGCTTCAGAAACTTCTGTAAGTGAAGAACAAGCATTAACTGCTATTATGGAAAATACTGGTGGTAAAGAATTTAATGAACAAAAATTAGAAGCTATTTATGGAATAATAAATTCTAATGAAGGATCTGCTGCAAGAGCTATTAAACAAATCAACCTTGCAACAACTAGAGAAATGTTGTTCCAGGTTTATTACAACAATCTTTTATCTGGAGTAGATACACACATGGTTAATATGGGTGCAGGTGTATTATTACAACACTTCCACCACCTGGCTAGATTTGCAGGTGGAACAAAAGGATCTATTCATAAAATGATTGACAAGCAGCACAAAGGATTAACCTTTAAATCTGCTTTAGCAGGATACTATGGATATATGCAATCAATGATGGATGGGTTAAGAGTGTTTTCATCATCACTTTTAACTGGTCAATCAATAGATACATTTTCTAAAGTACCAATAGATGACAGTATTAGTGGTGGAAAAATAAATGTTAGAAATCTTACTTATAATACTGCAGGAAAAGTAAATAAAAGATTAAGAGAAAATATAGAACAAGATCCAAACTTTTTAGCTGACAATGCTTTTTTTAAAGGTGCAGATGCAGTGCTAGATGTATCAACTAGATATGCTCCAAGATTTATGAAAGCAGCAGATGATATGTTAAAATTTATGTTTTACAGATCAGAGCTGCATACATACGCATACGTAAAAGCATTGGATGAAGTAGAAACTGGAGTGTTAGCTGATAAAGATTTTTCAAAAAGAATAAAAGAAATAATTAATGATCCAATAAAACAAGCTCCAGATGTTAGATTAAAATCTATTGAAGCTGCAAGAGATACAGTATTACAAAGAAAACTAGATAAGTTTGGTGCAGCAATCCATGCAGTTTTAAAAGAACAAACAAACTTACCTGGATCAGCAGCTCTTGGTACACTTGCTAAAATGGTTACTCCATTCTTTGGAACATTGTATAACCTAACTAAAGTTGGTGTTGAGCTTACTCCTGGTATCAATATTGCTATGGCTAAAAAATTAAAAGGTAGCAAATTATATGAAATGTTACATTCTACAGATCCAGTACAAAGAGATATGGCTGTTGGTCATTTAATAACTTCTCATGGTATGGTTTTTATGAGTACCTTAATGGCAGCTCAAGGTTATACAAAAGGTGGAGATCCAATATATGGATCACAAAGAGATAATGATACTTTAAGATTTATGAAAACTGGGCCAGATGAATTTTCTATTTTAATACCTTGGTCAAGATTAGATCCAGATGGAGAATACAAAGGTGTATTACATGATGGTAAAGATAGATCTTACCAAATCAATAGACTTGATCCTGCAGGTCAATGGCTAACTATGGGTTATAACTTGGCAGCTTTAGGAGAAGTTAAATCAGAACAAGAGATTGCAGAAGCTATTTTAAAAGCAACTTTATCTGTTGGAGAAAAAACTTTATCATCTCCTTTTGCAGGTAATATTGCTGACTTTATAGAAATATTCTCAAGTGATTTTTCTTCTGGAAATCCACAAGTATTTACAAGAAAACTTATAAAATGGGGTGCTAGAAATGTTGCAAACTTTGTACCTGGATCATCAAGAATGAGAATGAATATAGAAAAATTTGGCGATATAGATGAAGAAGGAAACTTGATTGCAAGAACAGGAGATTTGCCAGATATATTTACTATTGAAGATCCTAATGATGGAAAGATCAAAACGTTTGTAGATAATGGAGATGGCACTTATGAAATGATTGAAAAAAAAACTGGTCTTGCTGATGACATAGTAAATAATTTTAATACTGAATTAAGTAATGAAGTTATCAAAAGAACAGATAGAAAAGAATTAGAGCAAGCTGTTGATTGGTGGGGTAGATTAGGCACAGAAGATCCAAGAGTTGGGCCAAATGGCATTTTATATTCTCCAGTAAAATATAGAGATATGCCATGGCAACAAGAAGATCTAATAAATACAGGTTTATTTACAGAAGAAGATTTAAAGAAAACAATACCTTTGCTTCACAGAAATGAAAAATTTGATGAAATAGCAAACTTTAGAACAGAGGATGGAAAATCATTATTTGAAAATACTTTAAATGTTGTAGGTATTGCAGGAGAGTTTGAAAGATTAAGTTTTGGCCCAAACAATCATCCTGCATATTTATCAATTAGAGGACAAAGAATTCCATTAAGTAGAGAACAACACAACGATTATAAAAAATTAATTAATGGAGATTTTACTGGACTTCCAGAAGATGTAATAAATGAAGCAGCTAATTATGTTTCTCCAGAATACTATGAACAAGTTATGATGCCTGGAGTAACATTAAAAGACAATCTTAAAAAACTTATGATTTCAGATGCGTATTATGTTTATGGATCAGATGATGATATGGCTACCACTTCAAGAGAAAAAATGATTTCAAATGTTATTAATTTTCATAGACATGGAAAACCAGAACAATTTAAAAACAGTTTTGAAACTAGCGAAAATTTAAGAATTGGTTTAGATGGCCCAGATAAATTGTTACTTTTAAAATATCCAGATCTAAAGTATAAAGCACTTGAGCTGACTAAAAATATAAATGACAGAAATGTCAAACCATTAAGAGAGGTTATAGGAGCAGAATAATATGGCAGTAAATCCAGTATTAACAGGAGAAAGAAGAAATCAATATACTTCTTCTGGATCTTTAGGGCCTTATAATTTTACATTTGTAATTTATGCAGATGCTGATTTATCAGTATATGTTAATGATACTTTAAAAACTTTATCAACTCATTATACAGTTTCAACAAATGCTAATGGTACTGGATCTATTACATTTACTGCAGGTAATGCACCTGCCTCTGCAACTTTAGTTACTATCATTGGTAACAAAGATATATCAAGATCAACAAGATTTAGCTCTGGTGGCCCTTTAACAGCAGATGCCCTGGAAACAGAATTTAATGCACAAACAGCTCTATTACAACAATTAGATGAAAAGATCTCAAGAGCTGTAACACTACCTATTGAAACAGATGCTACAAGACCAATAGAATTTCCTTATGATAACACTGAAGCTAACAATGCTGATAGAGTTGTTAAATTTAATGCTGCAGGTTCAGCTTTAGAAATTGGGCCAACTGTTGCAGGATTAGAAACTTTAGCTGCCATAGCCAGTGATATATCAACTGTCGCAGGTATCAGTGCAGATATAACAAGTGTGGCTGCAGATGCTACCGATATAGGGGTTGTTTCAACAAATATAGCTTCAGTTAATACAGTAGCTGCCAATATTAATGATGTCATAAAAGTCGCAGATGATTTAAACGAGGCAATTTCTGAAGTTGAAACTGTAGCAAATGATTTGAATGAGGCTACTTCTGAAATAGAAGTTGTGGCAAATAATATTGCAGATGTAAATACAGTAGGTAATTCAACTAATATTGCAAACGTTGGAACAGTTGCAGGAGAAATTTCTCCAACAAATAATATTTCAACTTTAGCTGCTATCTCTGCAGATATTGCAACACTTGCAGGAACAACAGGATTAACTACTCTAGCAAATAACGCAGCCGATATTTCTGTTGTGGCAGGTATTGTTGGGGATGTTACTGCTGTGGCAAATATTGATGCTGCAGTAACTGCAGTAAATAATAATTCTGCAAATATTAATGCAGTAAATTCAAATTCTACAAATATCAATACTGTTGCTACAGATCTTTCTGGATCTAACAATATTGGAACAGTAGCTACTGATTTATCTGGATCAGATACTATCGGAACAGTTGCTACCAACTTGGCCCAAGTACAAAACTTTGCAAATGTTTATAGAATTTCTGCTACAGCTCCAACTACAAGTTTGGATATTGGGGATCTCTGGTATGACACAGCAAATTCTGTCATGAAAGTGTACTCATCTGGAGGGTGGATTACTGCAGCTTCTGCTGTTAATGGTACTGCTGCTAGATTTAAGTACACAGCTACAGCATCACAAACTACATTTAGTGGCCTGGATGATAATTCAAATAACTTGGCTTATGATGCAGGGTTTGCTGATATTTATCTTAATGGAATAAAACTTGTTTCTGGAACAGATTACACAGCAACAAATGGAACAAGTGTTATACTAACAACTGGAGCTGCTCTTAATGATATTTTAGAAATCATAGCCTATGGTACATTTGAGCTTGCTAATTTCTCAATAAATGATGCAAATGATGTTTCAACTTCTGGTGTAACAGATGGCCAGGTTTTAGTTTATAATGCTTCTGCAAGTGCTTTCCAACCAGGAAACGCAAGCTCTGCTGAAGTTTATGGGTTTAATAAAGATAGTTCTGGTAATTTAATTGTTACTACAACCAATGAAGGAGCAGATAATATTGATGCTGCAACATACGCAGCCTTTGATGATGTACTATTTTCTGCCTCTGGATTTACTTTTAGTATTGATAGTAATGGTAATTTAATAGCAACTATTTAATTGAAATGGAATTAAAATTAATTTAAAAGGAGAACAATATGGCAACTGTAAATTTAGGATCTATAAAATTTAATTGGCAAGGTGCATACAATGGTGCAACTGCCTATGCAGTAGATGACGTTGTTTCATCTAGTGGATCAAGCTATGTTTGTATAGCAGCAACAACTGGTAACGCACCACCAAATGCTACTTACTGGGAATTGATGTCACAAGCAGGTACTGATGGAACAGATTTAACAACAACATTAACTACACAAGGCGATTTAGTTTATTACAATGGTTCTGCTCTTGCTAGACTTGGTGCAGGAACAAGTGGTCAAGTTTTACAAACTGGTGGTACTGGTGCTAATCCATCTTGGACAACTATTTCAAGTGCAGGAATACAACAATATATAAAAGGTACAGTTAAAACAGATACTTATAATAGCACATCAACAAGTTTTGTAAGTATGGGTGTTGGTGCAACTATAACACCATCATCTACATCATCAAAAATTTTAATATTAGTAACTTTTGGTTTTGAAGTAACAAGTGGTGGAGATGGTAGTTTTAATATTTATAGAGGTGGAAGTTTGAGTACAGGTGGAACAGGTGGAACAAGTTTATCTACTGGTAGCAGATTTTTAAGAGAACAAGGAGATAGTCGTAGAGTAAATGGAAGTTTTCATTTTCTTGATGCACCTAATACCACAAGTGCAACTACTTATGCTTTATATGGTGTTACAACTGATAGTGCTTATCAATTATCTTTTAACAATTCTAATAGAGATTGTTTTATGGATGCAATAGAAATTAGTGGAGTATAATTATGACAAGTAAAATAATAGATGCAATAAAATCAATTAATCCTAATGCAGAAGTTGGAGTTACAAACGAAGATATTAATTCTATCCAATGGTTTAATGGTACAGCAGAAATTTCTGTAGCTGATATTCAAGCTAAAATGACAGAATTAGAAACTGCTAAAGCTAATGAAGAAACAGCTAAAGAAAATGCTAAAGTTTCTGGCAATCAAAAACTATTAGACTTAGGACTTTCACAAGCTGAAGCAACAGCACTTACAGGTTATACACCACCAAGCGAGGTATAATTAAATGAGTAAAGCAAGGAATATTTCCGATTTGCTTGATGCAAATGGAGATGTAAAAGCTGATAATTTGGATAATGTTCCACCTAGTGATAATGCTAGTTCATTAACTACTGGTACATTACCTGTAGCTAGACTAGCTGATGGTTCTATTACAAATGCTAAACTTGGTAATGATGCTAAAGTTGTAAAATCAGCTTCAGCACCATCTAGTCCAAGTGAAGGAGATTTGTGGTATGATACTGGAAATGAAGTATTAAAAATATACCAAACAAGTGCATCTAATTTTGTTAAAGTTTCAGCAGAAATAGCTGTATTAACTTCTGTAAGTGGTACTCTTTATATTAATCAAAGTTCAGATTTAACATTAAGTGGTTCTGGTTTTTTAAGTGCAAATTTAGTAGTTAATTTTTTACAAGCTAGTGATGCTATTGATGTTGATGTAACAGTTACACCGACAAATGATACTTCAGCTACAGTAACAGTACCTAGTTCAGTTTATAATAATGTTACAACTGGAAATGTTGTGACAATTAAAGTTACTAATTCAGATTTAAAAACTTCTGGTAACCAAACAATTACTGCTGAAACACCACCAATAAATGTTTCATATTTAATTATTGGTGGAGGCGGTGGCTCTGCTTGGGGTGGCGGAGGAGCAGGAGGTTATAGAAACTCTTATGCTTCAGAAACTTCAGGCAGAAATTCAAGTACAGAAACACCTTTAATTTTAACTTCAGGAACGACATACACTATTACTGTTGGTGGAGGTGGTACAGCAGGTGCAAGTATTCCTACAAATGGAGGTTCAGGACAAGATAGTTTAATTTCAGGAAGTGGAATTTCTACAATCACAGCTTTAGGTGGCGGTGGTGGTGGTAGAGATGGTCAAGTCGGACTTAATGGTGGCTCTGGTGGCGGTGCGTCTAATGGCGGTTCTACAGGAGGTTCTGGTACTGCTAATCAAGGTTTTGATGGTGGAGAAACTCCAGGAAGTACATCAGGAGGAAGTGGTGGTGGAGGTGCTAGTGCCAATGGTTCGCCTTCTGGCATAGGTACAGTTTCTAATGGTGGAAATGGAGGAAATGGTTTAGCTTCATTAATCACAGGTTCGTCTGTAACAAGAGCAGGTGGTGGTGGAGGTGGAGGTCGTCACGATAGTGGCGGTACTACTTCTGGCGGTACTGGCGGTTCTGGTGGTGGCGGTTCTGGTGGTGCTTCAACAAGTTCAGGTTCAGCAGGAAGTGCAAATACTGGCGGTGGAGCAGGTGGCGGAGGTTATAATGGAAGTAGTAAATCTGGAGCAACAGGAGGTTCTGGAGTTGTAATACTTCGTATGGCAGACACAAATTATTCAGGCACAACTACTGGAAGTCCAACAGTTACTACTGGTGTTGGTGGAACAGATACAGTTTTAATATTTACAGGAAGTGGAAGCTACACAGCATAGGAGATTTATATGGCACATTTTGCAAAATTAGGAATAGGAAATATAGTTGAAAGAGTTGAAGTAGTATCTAACGATATTGCTACAACAGAACAAGTAGGTGAAGATTTTTTAAATAATCTTTATGGAACAAGAGATGTTTGGAAACAGACTTCTTATAATTCAAATTTTAGGAAAAATTACGCAGGTACAGGTTATAAATATGATGATGTTAGAGATGCTTTTATTCCACCGAAACCTTTTAATAGTTGGACATTAAACGAAACTACTTGTCTTTGGGAAGCACCAGTTGCTTATCCTACAGATGGTCAAGTTTATACTTGGAATGAAACAAATCAAACTTGGGATTTAGTTGAATAATATGTGGGATAACTTTATGAAGGATTGGAATGAGGACATCTTTAAGATTAAAGAAATTCAAAAGAAAAATTTATCAATACTTGATAAGGTATCTAAAATTTATAGGGATGCTTGGAACAAAGTAGTTGGAAATTTTAAATGGGATGACCAATGAAAATTATTAAGAAAAGAAAAACAGCAGCTCAAGCAGTAACCCTTGCAAAAATTAATACAAAGCTAGACCATATTCATAGAGATCTTGAACAGAACACAAAGGATATAGCAGCTCTAAAAGAGCAAATGGCTATGGGTAAGGGTGGGTTGAAAGTAATAGCATATATGGGTGGTATCCTTGCAGGTATAATCGCCTTAATAAAATTTGTAAAATAGTGTATATCTCTCCTCATGAGAGATACAAAAACTTTAGAAAATTTTAAAAAGAAAGTTGAAAAAAAACTTAAAGAAATGAAGGTCTTTAGGTATGCAAAGAAAGAAGTAGAAACTGGAGCTAATGGTACACAAAGGTACGTTATTAAAAAAGGTGTTAATAAAGGTAAAGTTGTTTAATGAAAATATCAGAAAATACTTCAGTTGCCTTACCAATAAGAAATTTAATTGCGATTGTCGGAGCAGTGGGCATAGGTGTATGGGCCTATTTTGGCATTATTGAAAGACTTAACCAATTAGAAACAGCAGATAAATTACAGCAGCAAGATCTCCTAGAGGCCTCTGCACAAAAACCTATAGACCAGGAACAGTTCATGCTCCTGGAACATATCGCACAGCAGGTGGAGAAGTTAGAAAAAACTCAAGAACAAAATATGACTAATAAAGTTAATATTGAAAGAGTACAAAAAGATATTGAAAAGATATTAGTTGATGTAGAAAAATTAAAGGACAGTGTTAGGGCTAACCTTGGAAAGCTTAATGGAGATCATTAATGTATCAGTTAGTATTTGCATTATGTTTGTTTATTAATGGCGAGCTTATTGAACACAGAATACAAGACAGTTTATCCACTTGCCTCAAGATGAAACGTGAGGCCCAGAGAAATATGGAGATGAATAACAAGCAGCTCATGTGTGGAGAAGTACAAGCAGAGATAGAAGAAAATATTGATGGTAGTAAAACAATAAAAA